ATGAAGGAAGCAGCTTCAAGGAAGCATCAGGCGGCTTTGGAACGTCAAGAAATGTTACGTCAGCTATCGGATGGTATGAACCAAAAGAAAGAACCCTGTGAGTGCTGGAGCAGTGAATCTCTTCGCCATCGCTTAATTGATAGCAGTATAAGTCTTGAGCAGGCTTACGAAATGGGGCCAGAGCTTTTGATTCAAGAAATCGATCGTTGATCTCATCATAGGCTATTACATTAAAGTCGCCGTCAATCTCATCGACACGGCGGCTTTTTTGTGCAACGGGGTCAAAGATTTCTTGCTCAGCCGCTAGGCAGCGATTCCCACCTAGTGCCAGCACCTCATTGTACTCCCGGAAGGACTGAGACATACGCTCCCAGCCAGGCAGGTCGAACCCGTGGCGGATAGGATCATCTACGGATGCAGATATACGTCCCTCGTGCGCCTTGTGTAACTCCTGTAGGAGCCGTGGGTCAGCTTCCCCGAGTAGTACAATCTCCTCGTCCGTAGGCGGCTTGAGGATTGGGTGCTCTGTGAAATTAATGGACATACCTATATAAGATCCTGGTCCTCGTAATCGTCATCGTCATCCTCGGGCCAGTCCCAACCGCAATCATCAATCTCTGAGTTCGCATCCTCTAGGGCTTCGGTCATTAACATCTTACCAACCCTGTAGTTAGTGTAGTCATAGAACAGGTCACCCGTGTCATCCATCACAACGAAACAGAAGTTGTGAAAGTGCTCTCCCAGTATCCCGCGGATTTGGTCGTATACTATGTCCAGGTCTTGATCTTCCGTCATATCGCTATTTGGTTGGTGTCCGTTTGTCTGAGGTCAGCTTTGATTTTGTTGACTTGGTTTTTTTTGACCAGTCAATGTCATCGTAGTTCTTGCGCTGCTTCTCAGCATTATGCCCCTTGCGGGGTCCGCTTCCTTTAGTGCTCATCTGTCTCTATCGTATTGCCGCCAGCTTCATAGAATGCTTCACCTATGCTCTGTGAGTAATACCCCAGGGCGTGGCACATACGCTGCATTATCTCTGCCATTTGAATAGCGGTGAGGTCATTGTACTTAGTACTCAATGATACTTCTTCGTCGTAGTGTTCTATTGTTATCTTCATAATGTTTTATGTCTGGGTACTTTCTTGTTTGCATCATCCAGCTTCATTGCTAACTCCAGAACCATACGCTCGCTCCAGCCAGCAAAGGGTCCACGCATAAAGACTTGGGTGAGGTCATCGGGGTCCCGCTCTTGATACTTCTTGAGTGTCAGCTCAATCCAATGGTCAGTTGCTACCTGCCATTCATTCAGTTCTTTATGATGTCCTGTCATATTAGTCCTGTACGTCTATTACCTCCGCTACCTTAGCCTCCTCGATTCTCTTCCTAGCAGCAGCGATAGTAGCCTCGTAGTCATCCTGGGTGTACACCTTACGGTCCTCAGTAATCTGCGTAGCTTCACCTCTAGCCGTCATAGCCTCCCGAGCCGCATTGGACTTAGCTATTGATAACTCCTTGATGTCCTTGAAGCCTACCTCCATCTCCGGATCATTCTCCAGACGGTCGCGTACCTTATCAATTAAATCCTCCTCTAGGCTACTTAGGTTCAGATAGTTCTTAGCAGCTATCCTACCACTCAGTTCCTTGAACGTACCCATATGGTCAGCGTAGTCCGTCAGTACACTGATTACAGTATCCCGCTCGAAACCATAGTGACGTACCAGCCTAGTCTGGCTACTCCCCGTACTGTACAGGTACAGCAACTTAGCCACCTTCGCGGGATCGTACACGCTCAAGCACTTGAGCTTTAAGCCCCGCTTCTCATTAGCCACCTCGTGGATACTCTGCTGAATCTCACTCAGCAAAGCCTGCTTCTCCTTCTCGGTAGCGTTCATATCATCTCCCATATTCATACCTCAGCATTAGATTTACTAATTGTCAAGCCCATATACTATAAGCAGTAGTTATTGTACTCCTTATTATATTTACTACTCAGCAAGCATTATACTATTAGCGTTGCTAATACATAAAAGAAAGTTCTTCATATATGTATACAATCCCAGATTATGTGTTATACTCTGCGTACCATAAGGCAGCAACTTCATAAGACAGTTCAACTTGCAGTCCTAAAGGTTATTCCTTTAATGAATATAAAATAAAGGGAATCATAAAAGAGAAGTCATAAACTGACATCTTATGGTACACAGTAAGTGAAGCCCTGGTGGGTAGAAGCCCCTTGAGGACTGAATTTTTTTGAGGGGCTGTATATGTATATATACACTGACGACGCGACTCGACTTGACCCCCTCCCCCCCTGTTCAAACGTTCACTACTGCACGTTTGTTCACTACTGCTCCTTTGTTCACTGGTCCGGTTGTCCGGTTGTCCGGTTGTCCAGGTTGTCCAGGTTGCGTGAAAGGGTTTTTTGTTTTGTGAGGAAGTGATGTATTCACCCGGCTATTAATTGATTCGACTGTCATTCTCTTAATCATTCAACCGGCTATTATTAATATCGTCATTCACCCGGCTATTATTCAACCGGCTATTGAGTTGTATAAAGTGGAATGCTTTGACGGGTAAAAGTATTTGAATTATTTTTTAAAATATACTTGACGGCCTTTGTTTTAGTCTATTCAAAGTAGATCGAAGCATCAAATTGACTGAATAAATAATAACCAAATCAGTTTGCGGAACTGTAAAACCGCTTTTAATAATGAAAGCAATCAATATAATTCAAATTAAAGTGATCAATCCAATGGGGCAAAAAATATCAGTATCCGAGCGCATTTGCGCTACTTCACTCAATCCTATATCAAGTGCTTTTTATTCCTATTGTGAAAAGCATAAGAAAAACTTCGCTCGGGGCTCTGAGTTCCGTCTTATAGGTGAAGGAGCTTGGTAGGGCCTAATCCAGCATAACCCAAAACAGTTTGCGGAACTGTAAAACCGCTTTTTTATTATGAAGCTAAAAATTGAAATAATGGAAGGTATTCCAACTAAACACGCCGAATCAAATTGCCGTCGACCCGAATCAAATTGTTCGCCTTACACGTTTTATCGTGCCGGAAGGGTTCGGAAGACTTTCGTAAAGGATTATAAAACGGAAAGTTGGCCGCGTGCCTTATCCTTTGCTCGGCGATTGATACAGAAAAACCGAATGCCTTTCGATGCTTCAAAGGTATCTTGCATTGACTAGCACTCATAAAAACAAAGGTAAAAAATGAATGTAATTATTGAGGGTTTAAACTTATCGCCTAATCAAGTGAACGCGCTACGTGCCGCCATTAAGGCACGATACACGCCGGAAAGGGTGAAGGCCTTAAATGCTAGGCTGAAGGCCGCTGAAGGCAAATAAGATCAAAGCAAAGGCCGGCGGTAACACGCCGGCTTTTTTGTGTTTACTCATAAGCCTGGCAACTGGCAAGCCTGGCAGCTCCGGAAACCCTGGCAGCGCACAAGCCTAGCAAGCTAGAAGGCCGCACAAGGTCTTTTGATTCGCGCCAAGGGTAAAGCATAGCAAGGGAAGCCGGGAAGCACGACAAGCCGGGAAGGGAAGCGAGGGAAGCAAGGGAAGCACGGAAAAAATAATTTAAAATATCTAAAAATATAGTTGACACGTAGTAAACAAAGGACTTTAACAGTAATTGAAGCACGGGAAAAGCCTAGTGCATATCGCGCTTAATCGAATATTAAGCTTTAACAAATAAGAAAGGGAAACAATGAGAAGTTTTAAAACGGAATTATACAAAGTCAGTTTTGGGCGGTCGGAATACGATAGCCTAAAAGAGGTATCAATTGAGAAGTTAAGCGATGAAAGCGACTATCGCACATACTACGGCTTTCCGATGCTATGTGAGTACCTAGTCGAGTTGATTTATGGGGGGCAAATGAGCCGCGCCGAAGCTTCAAAGACTATTGCCAAGGCAATGATTCACTTGACCGATGAGGCCAACTAAAAATAAAACTATGAAGCATAAACAAGAATTTAAAGAAGGCGACAACGTGACATTCCTAAGCTGCGGAGAAGCCGAAAGGCTACCCGCAACGGTTATGTCAGTGAGCATAGACAATGACGGAGAGCGGGTATTCTACGAGCTTTCGGGTGATATTGTATCGATCAGAACGACGGGCAAAAGCATTCTAGAAAGTGAATACTGCTGCGACCAGGGGACAAATTACACGGGGCGACAATTCAGAGACGTAGACGGAAAAATGTGGATATGCAACAGCGACTGGGCAGGGAATCATAAGGACTACGTTCACGCCTGCCGTGATGGTAATGAAGTTGCAACGATTGATATCTCAGAAATATATTGTTTTCCAGAAGGGATAAAAACATAAATGAAAACCATACAATTAGAAGGCATCGAGCTACGGCCTAACAAATACTTTGACATAACAGTCGAAGCGGAAGCCGTGACAACTCATTGCGAAAGCAGTAGCGCAGCCGGGGAGTCCCAAGTGACGGAAGCCTGGGAGGAACGCGACCTGGAAGAATTCGAGATCGTGAAACTAGTCTACTGGACAGAGGAGGACACGACTTGCGAGCTGCCAGTTGAGATGCTTACTCACGATGACAGGGCAATCATATTCAGTGAGACACTTGAACTCATTTAGCCTACCATATGGCTGTCAGTCTTATGACTGTCAGTCATTGACTACCTTTTTTATATTAATTAATGATTGACTACCAAGGGCTGACTGTCTTAAGGTACACACAACTTAAAAAGTATGTCAATACTTGATATACCTCAACACCGATAAAAACGTAATAAAAATGAAAAACCAAAGAGAAAACACTAACCTTGACCACCTTGTAAAGGGCGGCGAAAAGATATTCTATTCCGCCTGTGTCGTGCTGGCCTGTGCGCTGGGCGGTAGCATTATGCTGCTGATTGCGGCTCTCATCGCTCAATTCTAATCCAAAGAATAATAAAATGAATACAGAAAATAAAGACAATACAGAACTAGGAACATTACAGCGCAGCGCGGATGACGTGCTGAACTTCATCGCCGAACAAAGATTGCGTTTTGTTTGGGTAGTCGCAATGATTCCGGGATCGGATCAAAGCACACTCGGACAGGACACGCTACTGATCATTGACCAGCACAATGTTGAGCTGTTCGCTGGCCGTTACTTCGCGGATAGGGAGCAGCGTGCTGC